TTACTGCAGGTGCACCAACAGCAGCAGATCCTGTGGTTAAGCAGTCTGAAATTGCTGCTCTTGCTGCTGGGCTTACCTGGCAGGATTCAGTACTAGATACAACCATTGTCGATTCAGCAGGCATCGCAGCTCCAGCAGCTGGCGATAGGTATGTGATTAATGGTGTTGGTGTAACAGACTTTGCCACGCATGATTATGATATTGCAGAATGGGATGGAGCTGCGTGGGTATTCTACACTCCAGTAACTGGCTGGGCTGTCTGGGATGTGTCTACTGGTGATGGGTTTACTTTCGGTGGGGCTACCTGGGCAAAGCAGTTTGGACTTGAAGTACAGACAGCAGCCTCAGGCATCACTACAACTGATACTGATGGTGATGGGGCTGCCACTGTTACTGATGTTGGGCACGACCATGGCGCAGCCACTGGTTCTGGTGCTGCTGTTGTTACTGCAGGTGCCCCAGATGTATCATCAGCGGTTTATGAGGCTCCCGCTGCAGATGGAACAAACATCGTAGCTACTATTTCAGCAACTACTGATATTACATCACCAGCCAGTATTACACAGAACTTAGGAGCATTTAGGAATGTTCAGTGTGTTTTTGATGCTGGCTGGGCAGCTGGTGTTGATATTGAAGTAACTGGTATGACAATGAAAGGTATTCTTGAGACAGAGACTATTACAGCACCTGGCGGTGTTGGCACTGTCGAGGGTGTAAATGGGTACTCTCTTGTCACCAGGGTCAAAACTTCAGCAGCTTATGTCGCAGGTAACTGTGATTGTGAATGGGGTCCAAAACTTGGTGTTGTAATTGGTGGTAAGACTCCATCATTAGTCATAGTATACGAAGATGCCACAACTGGCGATCTTACAGGGACTTCATCTCTTAGCCTTACTGAGCTTGTTACTCTACCTGGTGGTGGCATCCCTAATGGTGTTCTGAACTTTGTAATAGTTGCATCTTTGGCAAATACTTTTGCTGATGCTGGGCACACTCATACTGTAGCCTCTGGTACTACTGGAGTAACTGTTGATAGAGCTGCCCATGCCCATGCTATCACTGATCCTAATCACACTCATACGTTAGATTAGTCAGAAATAGCCTTTCACCTTCCATAAAGCCCACCCAGGCCTTTCTTATCTTTTTCTAGCATATCATAGTAGTATAGTTACAGTGAGGTGTTAAAATGGCATCAGATGTAACTACATGGAAACAAGATAGAATCAGGGCTGCTCTCGATCTTCTTGCTATATTCATGTCCAAGGGCTATTCAGATATGAAAATATCCTCAGAGATGGACCTTGAGACTAGTGAGATTAGTCAGCTAAAGGGGATACTTCTCCATGAAGTCGGTGACATGGATTTCAAGGACAATCCACATAGAGCCTATTTAAGTTACAAGCTAAGGCAGGAAGGCATAATAAAAGAGCTTGAGATGCTAAGCCACAGGCTAAAGAATGAGGGCCAGCCGAATGCTGAATTAGGCTCAATTAGGGCAAGATCAGATATAATTGACAAGATCATGAAGAGTGGCCAGGAACTTGGTGTTATACCAAGGGAACCCAAAAAACATCAGATTTTAGGCGGTATTGCCATAACAGAGATGACTCCAGATGACCTATACAAGATGCTAAATGATAATTCAAAGAGAATGACTAGGCTTCAGAGCAGATATGGTAGCGGCAAATATATAGAGACAGAAGAATAATGGCAAAAAACCAACATCTTTCAGCATCATCAGATCTTATTGCCGCAAGGAAACAGGCAATAATTGATGAGCTTATAAGGCAGCAAGAAGAAGCTGACTTATGGGTGAGATACCAAGTTATTAACAATGATAGAATTGATATTCTATGTGAAGAAGTCCTTGGCTATAACCTTGAAGATTTTCATAATGAAATACTCAAGTTTCAATTCCATCATGAACACGGGCTTATCCTTGCTCCACGTGGATTTGGTAAGACAACTATTGGGACTATAGCAAGAGTAGTTTTTGAGATTCTAAAGAATCCAAATATATCAATTCTTCTGGCATCAAGGGTGACAGGGAATGCTGAGGATATACTTGACGAAGTATCAGGGCATTTTGTTAAGAATGAGAAGTTCATAAGGATATTTGGCAATCTTGTTGGCACACCTTGGTACTCTCGCCAGATAACTGTTGCCAATAAGACAAAAATTAGCAAGGAGCCAACTGTCAACACAATTGGTTCAGATTCAGGAGTTGTTGGTAAGCATTATGATCTAGTAATCTGTGATGACCTTGTTGATGAAGAGAATAGCAGAACTGAGCATATGAGGGAGCATGTAAGGAACTGGTTCTACATGTCCTTGTATCCAACAGTAAAGCCTGGAGGTAGACTATGGGTAGTAGGGACCAGATATCACTTTGAAGATATGTACGGTCATCTGCTAGAGCATGAATTCAAAAATGCTTACATTCGCATACCTGCCTTAAATGATGCTGGTATATCAGCATGGGAAGATAGATTCAGCACTAAATTGCTTTTTGAAAGAAAGGCTGCAATGGGCGCCATCATATTCAATGCTCAGTATATGAATGATGTTGATATGATGAAAGGTGAAGTATTTAAGCACGAGTGGACAAAAGTAGTATCAACCCTACCTGCTTTTACAAAGGGTACTTACATGGGGATTGACCTTGCCATTGGTGAGGAGTCAAAACACGATTTTTATGTGAGGGTAAATATAGGCATATCAGAGGATCTGAATATTTATGTCATTGATGTCTTGATGAAAAGGTTAACATTCAGGAAACAGACAGAAGATATTAGAGATGCCCTACATCTACATGATCCTGTAAGAACAGGTATTGAATCTAACAACTACCAGAGGGCCCAATATCAGAATGTAAAGGCAGAAGAACCAGATTTCATCTTTGTTCCTATCGTAATGAAAGTTGATAAGATGACAAGGGCTTGGAGAGCTACAAAGTATTTCGAGTCAGGAAGAGTCCATTTCCATAATAGCGTTGAATTTGCTAGAGATTTACTTGTAAAATTCCCTGATGCTAAGGGAAGCAAGGATTTGTTTGATGCTATAGATATGGCATTGACAGTCGCATTCAGGAAAACAAAGAGAAACGTCAGGCCACCAGAAGATGAGCCTGGGATACTATCACCGAAGGGGATTTCATGAGCAAAGCAACTCCTGGCAAGAAGGCCAAGAAATCAAGTGGCCCAATAGTAATGACATCAAAAGAGCCTGCTGACAGGAAAAGCAATCAGACTGTCCTTAAGGCATTGATAATCGGCGGATCAAATGTTCCAGCATCTAAGGTAGAAGTTGACCAATGGGCATCAGTCTCAGACAGTACAATCACCCCACCATTTGATCCTATTCAGCTTTCAGAGCTTCCTGAATATTCATCTGTGCTTGGCCCATGTATTGAAGCATTGGTTGTTAATACCACAGGATTTGGTTATAGAGTAATCCCTGCTGTTAGGAATAGCATGGATGAAGGTGTGGAAGGTGCAGAAGAAATCAAGAAAGAGATTGATGAAGCGACAAATTTCTTCTCATCTGCATATATAGGTGGTACATCATTTGATCAGCTTAGAGCAAAGACAAGGCGTGATAAAGAAACAATTGGGTATGCATATTGGGAAGTCATCCGTGACATGGAAGGGAGGGTGTCAGGGTTCAACTATATTCCAGCAAGAGAGATGAGAATAGGGCTTTTATCAGATGAGCCAATAAAAGTAACGAGGTCAGTCCAGAGGATGAGCAATGGTTCAGTAAGCACTTCAACACAGATTATCCACAAGAGGCTTAGAACTTATTGTCAGAGAGTTGGCCTTAAAAAGGTTTGGTTCAAGGAATATGGGGATCCAAGAATAATAGATCCTACTAACGGAACTGTTAATGATGAGCTTTCAAGATTCAATTCAGCAAATGAGGTCATATACTGGCCATTGCTTCAGACAAGATCAGTATATGGCATCCCTAGATACATCGGAAACCTTCTTGCTATAACAGGGTCAAGAAGCAGAGATGAGATGTGCTACTACCTTCTGAGGAATAACAATGTTCCAGCACTGGCACTTTTAGTCTCGAATGGTAGCCTTACTAAGCCAACAATAGATAGAATTCAGGAATTTCTTGATGACACTGTAAAGGGTGAAGGGTCATTTGCCAAGGTTGTCATTATAGAGGCTGAGTCTGCCTTTGATGGGTTTGAAGGCACAGCGAACATGAAGATGGAGATGAAGCCACTAATAGAAGCTCAGCATACAGATTCTATGTTCGGTGAATATGACAAAGAGAATCACATGAAGATCCTAAGATCATTCAGGCTTCCGCCTATTTTCATTGGAAGCTCAAATGATTACAATAGAGCAACTGCTGATACCTCAAGGAAGCTTGCAGATGAGCAGGTATTTGCACCAGAGAGGACTATTGAAGAATCAATGATAAACCAGCTCCTTTTAGATATGGGTTTTGTCCATGCTAGATTCAGAGCTAATGGCCCTAACATAACAAACAATGAAGATATTGTAAATGTTATGAATAACGCTGAGAGATCAGGAGGGATGACCCCAGCTCTTTCAAGAGCAATGCTTGAAGACATTATGGGGCAGGACTTAGGTGAGGTTACTGGAATTGATCCTGACATACCATTCAGCGCCCAAATGGCAGAGATTGTAAAGAACTTGGGCAAGACTAATGAGCCATCTCAGCAAGTTACAGCTTATAAGCAGCTTATGGATATGTTTGGGATACATAGCGAAGTAGGGAAAGCTATTTTTGGTGAAGAAGATGTCAGCTGAGACTGATAAAATTCTTGCAAGTGCTAGTGCCTATCAGAAGATGGACACTATGCTATTGGCTGAGACAGGAGTTGATCTTCCAAGTCAGATACACAGTGCATATACTTTAATGGCGAAATCGCAGATAGCTCTTTACCGGGCCTATATTTCGGCCCTTATAGAGTCTATAAAGGAGAAGGTTTCACACGTTGTAGGGGCTATTGCGGCCACTGAATATAAGGCTCAATACGCCAGGGATATAGTGGAAACCGAGATCCCTATAATTTTGCAGAATTATCCGTCAGATTCGGCTATTCTGATTGATTCTTCACTTAGGGCTATCTACTACATATCAAAACTATGGGCTTACAAGCAAGGGTTAGGTGAGAAGCTAGCTGGTGATTTCACAGAGTCAACTCCTTCCAGATATGGCCACACCGGGAAGTCTATCAAGCCAGCGCTTTATATCACAACATCAAAATCTGTTAGCCTATCATTTAATGCTGTTGATTATGAAGCAATTGAAGCTTTGAAGGATGCACAGAATTTTTGGTTAACAAAATACTTCATAACAAATAAAGAGATGCAGAAGAAGGTAGCAGCAATAATTGAAGATCAGATGTTTTCTCTTGGTCGAGATCAGAAGGATATTGCTGAAGAGCTAGAGAGGATAATCAGGGATGAGATGGATTCTGTCTCAGCAATCACAAGACTTCCTATGGGAAGATTAGCATATGTTGAGTTTTTGGCAGCAAATACTGCTTCAGTTGCCAAGACTTTTGGAGGCATGCGTGGGCTTAGTGAAGCTGGAATTATAAGGTATTCAATCCAGAATCCATTGGATGAAAGAACTTGCCAAGCATGCTCTTTTATGGATGGCCAAGTGTTTGAGGTCCAAAATACTATTGAT